TTAGTATTTTTTTTGTTTTTTGGGATTTTCTGGTGATATGGTGTTTAGCATATCTTTTCTTGCCTCTTCTAAATAATTTTCAATAAGATAGTGTACTACTTCAGACCATTTAATTATGTTGTTTGTTTTATTTGATACTTCTAGTGCTACTCTTTCTATCTTCATTTTTGTTTCTTCGGTTACTGCTATGTGTTTTCTAGCCATATTCTCTCCTTTTTTATTATTTTGGATTAAAATTTTAACTGTTATACATTTTAAACTTTTAAAGTTTTGAATATTTAATATTCTTATGCTATAAATAATTTATTGTTTAAAATTTTAAAAGTTTAAAATGTAATACGATTGGCTGAAAGCAGAACAGGACTTTATTTTTCCGTTACCGATGTTAGGGGACGTAGCTTATCAACGTATACGGATTGATACGGGAGAGGCCTTTGAATTGACTCAGCCAAATTTTTGTCATGAGGGATCATTTTGTGATTTGGTCAATATAAGGATACGCGGTTCTGTATTGATTATGAGTGGTAATCCGTCTCGATGGGGGAAATTGGATAATGTATTTGGCTGTCAATCTGTTGATGAATGTTTTGATGTTTTTAATGGTATTTTATGTTCTTTAGGATTACCGCCGTTTTCAAAAGGGGCTCGTTTTAAATTGCGTCAGTCTCCAGAGGGTACAGTAGCGGGGCACGTTTGGAATGGCGCATTAATTAAAGAAATACATATCAATCAAAATATTGCAGTAGGTTATGACAATGAAAGGGCGTTTATTCGGGGAATGTCGACACTCCGTTTTAGAAATTCGATCCCTCGGTTACATACCAATGGTATGACGTGTGATTGGTTATCGAAATTAGGTAATGCTCATTTAATTTATCCCAGTGTTTATTGTAAGGCGCATGATTTATTAATTCACTCAATGAAGAAAATAGAAAATAAATTTGGAAATGAAAGTCAGGAATATAAATATTTAAAGATGTTATATGAATACTTGGTATTAGAAGGCATAGTCAGATTTGAATTGAAATTACATGGCAAATATTTACAGCGATATAAATTATGTTATTGGGGTTATTCAGAATTTGATGAATTAAAAACGTTATTAAATGAGTTTATCGCATTACCAGAGAAATTATCGGTGACGAACATGGATATAAAAACGGTAGCAAATGAATTAATTGAAAAAGGTATTGTTGATAGTACCCGAGCTGCTAATACAACGGCTTTTTATGCGTATTCATGGACGTTAGGTGAGCGCTTTGATTTAAATAAAAAACAAGTACAAGTTCATCGAGCACGTTTACGTAAAATCGGTATTGATATTGCGGATGAATATAACGTGTCTTTATTTCCTAGTGTGGTGGTGCGTAATGTGCGTGAAATTAAACCTTATATTGTTGAAAAACCAAACTGGTATAGAGAAAGAAATCATTTAATGCTGGTCGCTTAATAAAGAGAGAATTAAATATGGCAATGATAACGGTAGATTCAAGATATTTATTAATGGTTGAAATTGAAGAAAGTGATGTTCGGGTTTTAGAAAAGGAATTTTTTAAAAAAGATGAAAATGGTAATAAAAAAGATGAAGCGATAAAACGTTATTATCAAATTGGATTATTACATAAAGGTCGACAAAATATTGAAATTTCCATTCCATTAAAAGAAGGTCAATTGCCATATTCCGCAGGGCAATATTTATATCATCCGAATTCTTTTGCGGTAAATAAATATGGCAATCTTGAAATTGCTTATGATCAAATATTTGTGCTTATTTCAGAAGCTAAATCAAAATAATTTGATATTAATGAACTAGTTTGTCGTATTTCAGGTTATAAGCGTTCCTTTAGATATCCTGATAAAAAAACAGGGTAAATGACATTTGGGTATAACGTTGAAATGTTCCTTGATTTAGCAGAGTAGCTAGTATGGAAGATGACTTTGATATTACAACTAAATTATGTCATCCCATTGTGAATACTAATGGGAATGAAAATAGTTGTAATGACGTAATTTTGAAATTATCGAAAACAGAAGTTATTAAGCTTCAATCTTTGGTTATTTCAAATAATCCGCCGTTAGGAGAATTCAATGTAAATATCTTAGGGGCTGGGTTAGGGCTTGTCTTGATCTTTTATGTATTAGG